GTACCTCTGTATTGAACAACACAGTTCACCTTTTGGAGTGGGTTGAAATCTGTTCCGTTTACCTCGAAGTAGTGTTCAAATACTTTCGCGTTATTACTCGTATCGGGAACCTGAAATGTTCTTGAATACGGAACCCTACGTTCTGTAAGATTCGTTAAATCTTGTTGTTGAATAGTAAGAGTAATTGGAATGTCCTCAAACAGGTCAACTTGTTCCCATGTGACTTGGTTAATTTTTACGAGTAAAATAGTATCCATTATTTTCCTAACAATTTAATATTATTGGAATATACATACTGTAGTTCCAAATTGTATATGGTTCTGTTTCCTTCGATTTTTCTCTCGAACTCGGTGTTTATAATATTGACGGGATATAGACCTCCATCGGTTTGGATTTCGTATACGAGGTTTGATGTATACAGTTCTTCAAGAAACTCGAATTGAGGTTGATTGATGAACCCTGAGTTGACGATTACCGTCTGAACCATATAAACCTCAGAGTCATTTAATCCTCTTGAGTATTGGGTCTTCTGTGGGTCACGAGACCCCCAATCTATATTCCAAGATTGGAAGGTCTGACGATTGATTGCCATCCCCTCATAACGGTTGAACTTGAAGGTTGAGTAGTCGTAGAAGCCATACCTGTTCAAGAACATCAACTGTAAATGTTGATTCGATGACCTCGAACAATTCGGTACCACGTTGAACTGAAACACTTCAGACACGGGGGTATATTCAACACAGTTTCCTTCTGTGTATCCTGTTGGATTTGGTTGTGGTATTAAACTCATAGTTTTAATTTATTAGCAAGGACCTCCGAGGTTACATACAAGGGTTACTCCTGAACCTGATGAGTTCCAAATTGAACCACTGTAAACGAAGTCACCTGTGAATGGGTTTGTTAATCCTGTGTTATCGAAGATTTCGGTATCAGGGTCTGTGATATCTGTAACAGAACAGTTTGTGTAAACGGTAATAATTGAACCACCCTCACAAGCACAAATTCCACCTGAACATGTTGAATCACACTGTTGAATCAACCATGATAAATAACAACCTGGTGTTGATGATGGTGTTGGGGTGACCGTTGGAGTTTTCGTTGGTGTTCTTGTAACGGTCGGAGTTGGTGTGGGTCCACATGGTCCAAGTTCTGTGATAATAGAGTAGGACGCACTAATCTGTCCCGAACACGCACACACGTTTATCACTTGGAATCCTGACAATGAATCCACCTGAGGAACACCATTACAATCAATGTATTCCACATAGTCAACATACGGTGTTTGGTTTTCCACCAAGTATTCAATACAGATACATGAAGGTGTTGGGGTTGGCGTCGGAGTTGGGAAACACGGTCCACCAGTTGTGATATCTAACGCGACCTCCACGACAGGGAACGTACAAGAACAAACGTTGTATGAGAAACCTGGGGTACAGAATATATTTTGTGCTAACCCTGTAAAACAGTTTGTAATCGTAACCTGAACGATAGATTCACCCGTTACCGTAAACGAATATTCGGTACACCCTACACAAGGTCCTGGTGAAGGAGTTGGTGTGGGCGTCGGAGTTAGGAATTGAGTTGGTGTTGGAGTGGGCGATGGTTGAATTGGTTCTGTTGAACCTGTGAAATTACCAAACAACTGAACGGTATATGAAACACAGTTCTCAGGGAATCCTGAAATGTTCATTGGTCCACATCCCACATAAAGTGTGTTGAACTCTGTCTGACCCGATACAGGGTCAATCAAATAATATTGTTGATATACGTCATTACAATCACCTCTTGGACCTCCACCATTACCGAGGATGTTATCGTAGGTGTGGGAGGTTATAATCGACCCTTGGTCATCATAGTAAACGTACTTGACGTAGTATGGTTGTGAGAACCCTGAGGTCTGTCCTGACCATAGGTAGTTGTTTGTAAATCCGAGGGTATAGTATTCCGTTTCCGCGATGTCTTGTATTCGGGGTGCGTTCGTGAGGAATAGACCCGATGTTGTTGGGTTTACACTTTGTGGTGTTCCTGATAATACGAATGGACCGATGTTAAAGTCCTGTTGAGTCGCTCTCCCATTGACCCCCATCGTTGAACGGAAAGTTTTATAAACATCTGACGGGAATTGTGGGGGACCTGGTAAAGTACCCCATCCTGTGAATCCTGTTACGGGTGAAATCTCTGAATTCGCGTACTCATAACCACAACGGATTTTATAGTTAATCACCTGTTCGTTCGCAGGTCTTGAGAACGGGAATGTCGTGTGTGTATAAATCGGTGTTCCACTCCAATATGAGATTGGTAAAGAATCTGTATAGGTCTCCAAGATTTGTTGTAAATCTATAATCCCCACACCGAATGGGTTGGGTGAACATTTACCTTGGAATACAAACACATCATCAACATACAAATCGTAGATGTATCGATACTTAAATGTGGTTAAGGGGTTATAACTGTCCCCTGAAATTGTGAAGTAAATCCCGTCAGATAAGACAGGTTGAAACTCGGATGGTGTATTTGTAAAAATTAAACTCATACTATTTGTAGAGATTTGACGATTATTCTTTTTTCTTCCATAAGTTCGGTTAGGAAATCCGCAGCCCATTGACCCAATTCTTCGGTCACTTGAGTAAGAACACTATCGATACCTTTTTGGACAAATTGTGTTTTATAGATACCGTAGTATCCAATTGATTTTTGTAACATAAAACCCCTCTGTAGATTGGTCATGAAACGTCCTCTTTCATCTCTGAATTGAGGGATACCACGTTGGAGTGCCCATACCATGATTTCTTCCAATGGTGGATATTTCAGGGACTCCATTTGTTTCTTACCTCTACGTCCTTGGTCAACCCATCTCCAGTAGTAAGCGGTACCGAAGTCGATGACCATTTGTAAATTACCTTCAGGTGTTTCCTTGTAGTAAACATCAACCGATTTATACAATCTACTTGTATTAACACGATTATTGTAGGGTTGAGGATATCTCCCACTCACAGGTTTGTTCTGACCATCGTATCCTTTGGACGGTCTTTGTTCAAGAAGTTGGGTTTGTATCCCCTTCTTAATGATATTGGAAATCTTGGTCAGGTCCTCTGTGTTGGTTAAAATCATAAAATTATGATGGGGTTACTGTGGGAGTTATTGAAGGTGTGGGGGTAACGGTTGTGGTCGGACTTGGTGTTGGTGTAACGTAATAGTTACATGCGTTGATGTCCTCAAATACTACCAAGGATACATCGAGAGCGACTCCTGCGACATGGTCACCCATACGTTCCATGTAGGGTAGTGCGGATACAGGGAGAGTTAAATCCATGTTGTTATACAACTCAGGGAAGGTCTCGATTCCTCTTTTTATGTAGGAGAGGAAACGACGTGCTTCTAAGGACATATCGGATACCGCGTCCTTCTCGTTGTCTAAGGTTGTATCGAGGATGTCTGCGAACAACATCGTCAACTGATAAGTCGTTGTGTTCTCATCATAGACAATCGTCTGAGGTACACAGAACAGGTATGGATAATATACCGTCTGACCACTTATGGTCCTTGAGAAATCCACCAAGTTACCGTACCCAAAACTATTAAGGATTGGGGATTGTTCTTGGAAATCCTGTATCAAGTCCAAGACGGTATGAAATGTTATGTATTCATTCATCGTTTTTTCATTTCTGACTCAAGTTTCTTGAGTTCATTTTTTTCTTTGATTATTCTGTCCTTGATTAGAGAAGCAGTGTTCAGACATAAATATACATTCAACTCGTTCAGTCGGTCGAACTTGGTGATGTCTTCTCCACAAAGTTGGTAAGTAAGTTCGAAGTAATATCTTGCGGTGGCTTCGGAAGGAGGAATGACGGGAGTATCTTCCTCAACGGTTGAATCTTTTTCTCTATCCACATCTTCAACTCCAAAGAGTTCTTTATATTGTTTAAGAACTCGTGACTTATGGACAAAAAAAAACTACTACATCCAAACCAATATGTGATGGGTAATTCTTTGAATATCTCCGCACGTTCTAACACCCTATCTCCATCGTATTTTTCCAACTTGTAGGTCTTACCTTTCTCAACAATAATTGGACGGTAGAGTAACGCCATTAAGATGTGAATATTATCACTGATTTTATCCTGTTGAGAGAACACTTCCATATCAACCCACTGACCCCATTTTAGATTCCCCCAATCGTTCTCAAACCCATAGGTGATTCCGTCATGTTGGAATGTAAGAATCAGGTCCGTTTTTGTTTCGGTCATCATGGGGGTTAATAGTGACTCCACGAATTTGATTTGGTCAAACGGTAATCCCTTTAACTCTGATGGGGTTATGTCCAAGTAGAGTGATAACAACTCTGTATGGTCTTTGTATTTATTTGGGTTCTTACTAATCTTCTGATACTTGTCGATTGTAAGGTGGGGTTCGACTTTGATGGTTCTATCGTCAAGTTTAATTTCAATCATACTATTACAAATTTTCTCTTCTTTTGGTTTATCTTCATTTGGAGGACGTATCGGATTGCGTCCACCAGGTGATTGTGAGCGTCCACGGGTTCGTCCAAGTTTTTTAACTCCTTATCCTGTTTCCAAACATACTGTTGTAATTCATTTTGGAGATTTACACTACGTGAGGTGATATGGAAGTTATGTCGTTTTATAAGGTCAATCCCGTGAAGGATGGAACCCTTGATTACAGGTTTACAGTTGATACCGTTTCTTTTGAGTTCCTCGATGGATTGTGGTGACGAGGAGTCCGCAATAAAATCGTCCTTCAGGTTCAATCCCAAATCTTTCACTCTGTAAATGAAATCAGGGATTGTAACGTGTCGGAGATATATCAATTCGTCACAATAAATATTGTCTTCAAACTGATACACCCCAACCAATACCGAAGGGTCTGACCATCCCCAGTCGATTCCATAACCCAATAGAGTAGAGTTCTTGGGTATCTCATCGATTATCTGTTGATGGTTGAATACAACCCTCGTTGGTACACCTTTCTGACCAAGACCAAAGACCCTCCACATGTTTGTGTCTTTTTCCTTCAACTTTTCAATCTCATCGATTTGAACCTTTGAAAGGAATGGATTGTCTTTATAGGTCACGATGGTGTAAAACACGTCATCTCTTTTTTCGAGTTCATATATCCATGAGTTCCACAGTGAGGGGTTTAAATCTAAAACCACTCTGTCTGATGTTCTCAGGATAAGTTGTATGAACTCCTCCTCGGACAGTTCTGTTGATTCGTTGATGAACAGGTAATCTCGTTTTCTACCACGTAATTTTGTTTCATCATCAACAGAGAACCACTCTATGATATTCGTTCCGAGTTCAAAGTACCCATCGACGGAGTGCCATTTCTCGGAATCATAGACCCCGAACTTAATCAGGATTTCTTTGAGGTCACGAAGGACCGAACCCTTCAACGCAGGTAACGTTTTTCTGACCACAGAGAGAGTTTTGTTTTCTTCCTGTAGTAATTTGTATACCCAATAGATTAGGATGTTGTAGGTCTTGGAAGCTCTCGAACTCCCCTGA